TCTTATCGTTACCATGCGGTTTCGGTAAGACGACCGTATCCCTGGCCATAGCATGTAAGCTCGGGTATCGAACGATGATCGTCGTTCACAAAGAATTCCTGGCGAACCAATGGAAAGAGCGTATTCAACAGTTTTGCCCAGGTGCATCTATAGGTATTGTTCGACAGAATAAGAAAGAAGTGAACTGTGATTTTGTGATCGCCATGCTTCAATCACTCTCGTTGAAAGAATATTCGTTTGAAGACTTTGATAGTATAGGAACGCTCATAGTCGATGAAGCGCATCATATCTGCGCGAAAGTATTTTCGCAATCCCTGTTCAAACTGTGTCCTAAGCATGCATTCGGGTTATCCGCTACCCCAAATAGAAAAGATGGACTCACTAAAGTTTTACACTGGTTTATGGGTCCAACATTCTTTTCAGTAGAACGCAAAAACCAGGATCAGGTGGACGTTTTTCCACTCGTATACACGTGTCCAAGATTTGAAGACCCCCCTCCGTGCACGCGTTTCGGTAAACTTTCACTCCCCACCATGATCACGGAACTCACAGAAATGCCCGATCGAAACAGGTTGATCTTACAGACGATCAAAGATGTTACAAAAACGACACGACAAATTCTAGTTCTCAGTGATAGACGGTTTCATTGCGAATTTCTACACCAAAAGTTTAAGACGACATCGGGTTTATACATGGGTGGAATGAAAGAAGCGGATTTAACCGAATCCAGTAAAAAACAAATTATATTCGCGACGTTCAGTCAGGCGCACGAAGGACTCGATATACCGAGCCTCGATACAGTTATTCTCGCCACGCCCAAATCCGACATTGTTCAGAGTATAGGTCGTATCATGCGAGAAACGAAGGGTAAAAAGAATAATCCCAGAATCTACGACGTGGTGGATCATTGGTCGGTATTTTTTGCCATGTATAACAAACGTTTACGTGTATACAGACAGGGTGGGTTTAATATACCCGATCAACCGAAGGAAGAGGTGAATGACTTTCTCCCCGGAAAATGTCTCGTACAACTATAAGAATGGGACGTTGTTCAGTCGGACGATCCACACAAAAATACACTGGCGGAGGGGGTGGTGGCGCGGATTTAAGTTCCATTCTCACCGCACATGGTGATATGATATATGCGAATGTAAGTGCTGAAGCCGCGAACGTGTCTATAGGAACTGTCGGACATGTACTCACCGTTCAACCAGATGGAAACGTTGATTGGCAGGTTGTACCGGGAACGGAAACGGCCGGTCCGGTTACGAAATATCCACCATCGGTATTACCCTTGTCAGGTTATACAGCAACGGCCAGTAATAGTGTATTTGGGCAGGGTCCGAATGACGCCTTTAACGGTGTCATAGGAAATGAAGGATGGCACGCGCCACAAAATTATCAGTCATCCACAAATCCACCTTATGGGCATGTAGGTTCGGCAGTATTAGGTGGTGTAGATGGCGAATGGATCAAACTTGAACTACCGAGTGTTATGACTCTATCGTACATAAAAATAGCACCACGTAATGATCCCACCGATCTCAATTCAGGACAAGCACCTAAAGATCTTACCATACTCGGTAGTAACGACAATTCTTCGTGGACTGTTATAACATCTGCAACCAATCTAACACCCGCACCTTTTGGTCAATTTGATCAAATAGAAGCTGTAGCGACTACAGGATATATATATTACGCAGTTGTCGTTACGAGAACAGGTGCGGGTGGAGGTTGGTTAGTGATTGGAGAATTACAATTTTGGGGAACCGCGGGATCGGTGGTCGCCGCCCATAACTTACAGCAAGTGACAGCTAGCAATCCGCAAACAAATATAACAGTAGAACTAGTTAACCAAACTACTTCTTTAACAGCGAGTGGAAATGTATTAGTTACAGGTAATGTGACGGCATCAAAATTTATAGGAAGTGGTTTAGAATTAACTGGTGTCGCACTCGCCACGGATTTAAATGATAATTCTTCTAGAATCTCAGATATAGAAACATGTGCGACTGGAGATATTTTATACGCAAGTGCCACAAATACATTAAGTAAACTCGCTATAGGTGGAGTTGGTGAGGTTTTAAAAAGTGATGGAACTGTACCAGTGTGGGGCACGGATGTGGGTGGTTCTTCTGGTGGTGGATTATGGACGGATAGTGGTATTGACGGTAATATATACTATATTTCTGGTAACGTTGGTATTAACACGACTTCAACTAGATATACTCTCGACGTTCATGGAACCGCGAATGTCGGCGCGCTCACGGTTGTGTCCGTTATTGGAGATGGATCTGGACTCACCAACATTCCCGGATCCGCGATAGTCGGTGGCGTGGGTTCGGGATCGGGATTGTGGAACGATGATGCAGGTAAAATATATTACACTGATGGTCCAGTGGGAATAGGAAATACACAGCCTTTAACAACGCAGACTTTACAGATTGGGTCCAACGTTTCTATAAATGATTCGGATGACGATAAATTGGTCGTAACTGGAAACGTTTATATATCAAAAAATTTAAAGATTATAGATGAAGTTCGTACGTTTAAAGTTGTTGCAGCAGAATATGAACAGAAAGCTGTTACAGTTGTTTCGGTACAACCGCCTACGGATATCTTGATGAATTAAAATAACTATGAATATAAAACTATAGTATTATAGATGACGGCTACGTTTTCGTATCAACATATTAATGCTGAGCTAGATAGACCACGACTTCAGGAAACGCGTAGCGGCTTTGGGTCGGCTATAGATTCATCGTTCGACGGACGTCATGTTTTCATTTGTGCAACAGGGGATAATACAGTGTCTATTCACGAATATGTAAATGATGTCTGGAATCTTAAACAACGGATAAATTTGACAAATCCTTACTCCATTCGATGTAATTGGGACGGGACGCGAGTCGTTATAGGGTGTCCCGATGATTCCAGTGGAAAAGCATATATTCTTACAGCGACGGGTGTCGGATCGGGTTTATGGTCAACGTATAACACAGATACGTTAACTTCTCCAACACAATCTTCAACACATTTTGGTCGTTCGGTTTCCATAGCTAAAGAACATGGAAATTGTGTAGTCGTAGGGGAACCCTTAAGAGATGAAGTACACGTGTACTATAAATACGCTGGGAGTAGTTGGACAAAAAAAAGGACACTGATCGTACCAACTACTGCGACGCATACCGAATCGGTTGCTATAGACTATATGCAGCGTATTTTAGGTGTTACTGAAAACGCATCTGCTCATTCAGCGACAGAAACGACTGCACGAAATATGACACATAACGGTTATGTTTCTGTATCCACGGACATTTATTATATGAGTGGGCATAAAAATAATTTTGGTGAATGTGTGGATATCGATCCAAGTGGTTTATTTATTGTCGTAGGTGCACCTGGACAACCGACCCCTCGGATAGATCCGAGTAATTCATATCGACCATCGGGATATTTATTCGGTCTTCCAGCGAAACCAGAAGTTTGGGGCTCGGGCTCGGGCACTTATTACGATAGAAGTGCTACCGAATATTTAGATAGTATAGCGTGTACGGGGTATTTCGTGGTGTACGAATCTGTTACCACGGCTGGTGATCATGGTGGTATAGATTGGCATACATTAAAGCATACAATTCCACCCGCCAATCATGGTCATACAGAAAAGAATTTAGCTAATTTTAAGGGTGTGGGGTACACGGAAGCATGGGATCTTAACGCGACCGGAACTTGGCTCCGAATATCCAATGGGTGTGAAAGAATTGTCGTAGGATCTCCGAGATATTGTGCGATAGGTAAACAAAATTCAAATTGTGTTGGTAAAATAGAAAGTTATGTGTATAATTCAAGTACTGGTGAATGTAGTCTCGAGGGTGCATTTACAGGAAACCAGTTGGTCGGACGCTCGGGGTCGTGTCTTGGTATGCGATTTGATTTAGATTATACCGGGAGACGTATAGGTGCAATGTACATGTCTCTCAGGCAAGGTGGTGAAAGTATACCCGCGATACATATATTCGATTGGAACGGTAACAATTTCTTCGAAACGACACCCGAACAACGCTTTACTGTTAATAATCCGGGTAAATATGGTATAAGTGCTAGTGGTACTCTTGGTGGCTCTGTGCCTGAGCCTAATCAATATTATGGGGGTGTCCAGGCCACAAGTGGATCTCAGTTCCGGGGTTTACCCCCTTTAAATACCGTGTGGGCCGACGGGATTGCCATGACGTCTGGTGGCCTTCTTTTCCATGGACAAGCGGGAATGTCTCCGAATGATATTAATACCCTAGAGACCTATAATGCTAATTCCGCGAAGTATGTTTCTGTATATAAATTCTTGTTAACGCAAACCCTTAAGGGTAATACCCTCGTAGGTGGTTACGTCGCAGCGGATAACATTTTTGTAGGTGCAAACGATGGTGCAAGCTCGAATAAGGGTTCAAAAAAAATATACTTCGGAGGAACCTACGGAACGGGGGATAATTATTACGCAAAAACGGCTATCGAGAACAGGTCGTTCTACTACAGTTCACAAGATACAGATGCTCATATGCAGGGGTATTCAGAACTACTATTAAATAAGGCGCTATTAAGACCAACTCCGGGAGTTGGTGTTGATCAAGTTAGAATAAAGGCGCAGGAATTTCACGTTGATTCATACGTAGAAAGTGATGGGCAGTACATGCAAACACCAGTATTAATGACGACACCGTTTGGTCAGATAAAATTAAACCCCGAATTTCTTGTTCCAAATGAATCGATGTCGTGTAGCGCGAATGCGTTACTCGATGTTAATGGAGACGTTCTCATTAGAAATCGACTGAATATAGGTGGTAGAGAAGAAAATAACCTCACGGCCGCTGATAAAATACCGTTCCGTATATTTTACGACACACGTAATGACGAAGTTTTTAGACGAAATGTTACCGCCACTAACAATGGGGGGTGGCAGATAGAAAATGGGTATCACATGGTATCGAATGTGTGTACAAACATACATAACTTTGGTTTTCCAACACATCGTCATAATAGTCGGGGGGAAGTGAGTGGTTCAGCTTCATATGACCAAAGTGTGAATGGTATTCGATTATCGAACGAGTCTTCGTATATCTATAACGACTATTTTGTAGGTGTATCTGCATGGGACACACACTTTCACGGTGGTATGTATAATTCTCCTACAGGAAGTTCATCGAATACAATAGCTAGGGATTACGCTGGCAATCAGTATATTCTATTTTCGTTTTGGTATTATGCGGATTCGTATTGGATATCGAGTAGCTCTTATAAATGGTTTGTAGAGAGAACTAATAATGTATCGTCGACATCGGGAAGGTATTGTCGGGTGGGAGCGCGACTTTACGGTAATAATGTCCACTTCAGAGTTGATACAGGTGTTAGAGATTGGGATTATCAGGTTTCGCTTACCGCCGTACCTTCAGGGCAATGGAATCATGTGTACGTTCGACTCGCGAAACCCTCTACCTCAACCTCTATAACCGATTTTTATGTAAACGGTATAGAACGTGTACAAACATCCGCGAGTTCGGTGTCCACCTTCCAGGACTCGCTACACGCGTTCGGTGGTCGTTATTGTTTGGGGTCTACCAACGGGAGTTCGTTTGCGACGGGTGCTATCGGAAATGTCAGTTTTGAAGGGGCAGACTTTTCGGGAAACAATATGCACGGTCGTATGAATATCGTTACGGGGGCGCGCCAAAGTGCGTATTCTCCCACAAAGGAAGATTTATATAAACACGGTCCACCGAGTCAACGTTTGAATGTTAGAGGAGATATACATTCAACGGGGGGTCTCCAAGTCGGCGGTGACGTTTCTCTTATGGGTGATATTTACATCGCCGGCACGATACAGGGACCTGGTGCTGTCGCGGGTGGATATCAAGGTCCTGCGGGTCCTACGGGTGCTCAGGGTCCTCCGGGTGCTCAGGGTCCTGCGGGGGACCCGACTGCAACCATCACAGTGGGGACAACATACACATCCGCGGCAGGTGGATCAGCATCCGTGTCTAACGGTGGTACATCGACGAACGCGGTACTCAATTTTGTTATACCGAGGGGTCCTACAGGTCCTACAGGTGCTGCGGGTACTAATGGTCTTATGGGTCCTACAGGTCCTGCGGGGGACCCGACTGCAACCATCGCAGTGGGGACAACATACACATCCTCGGCAGGTGGATCAGCATCCGTGTCTAACGGTGGTACATCGACGAACGCGGTACTCAATTTTGTTATACCGAGGGGTCCTACAGGTCCTACCGGTCCTGCGGGTACTAACGGTATTCCGGGGAGTGGTGGAGGTGGTGGAGGCGTCTCGAATATCTACTCAGGGTTATCGTCCGTCACATCCGGGCCGTTTTACGTAAATAATAATTATAATATAGCCTACAATCCAAATTATACACTCATACCAAGTCCAGATTTTAACAATGGTATATACACAGCCCCATCCAATGGGATGTATCGAGTTTCCGTTTCAGGGCAGGTCAACGGCTCTGCATCCTATGGTCTTACCGAAATTAAACTAAACGGGTCGTATTCGGGCGCGGGGAGGACCCGCGGGATAGTTGTGTTTTCGAACGGTTACGGGAACGCTTCTTTAGAGGCAGTACTTCCTTTGTTCACGAATGATTATTTTTCGATTCATTTTTACGGTGTAAGTACGGTTTTCCAATGCACTCTTACAATTTATAAAATTAGTTAACCTTCTCTAGTCATCGAACATATCACATGAATGTAAAATCGTTAATCGGTTTAAAGGATCTATACCTTATTTAAACATGGACCAGCTCATCCAAATCATACCCGTTTTGACCGAGGAAGAAGTGGATGAGTTAAATGTATACACAGAAGGTCATTTAATTCTTCGACGTAGTCAAACACTCGATAATGGAATCGTTCAGGGTCGGACGAGTGAAGAATGTCCTTTACCCGAAGATGAGGAAATTACCCGAAAGGTACACGCGAAAATAAATTTAGCTCTCGATGAATATAAACGCAGAATTATAAACCTACACGACACTTATAATCAACACCCCTTACCCGGTGGACGAGGTACAACCTCATGGAGAGAAGAGATTCGAGTTATTCAATACGAACCCGGACAAGAGTATGGGTATCACAGGGATAGTCACGTGGATAAAAGTGCTAAAGAATACCATAGGGAAATATCGGTCATCGTGTATCTCACAGACGATTTTGAAGGTGGGGCTACGAGCTTTTTGCATGCAAGTTATAAACCCAAAAAGGGGTATGCACTCATTTTCCCATCAAATTGGTCTTACGTACATCGGGGGGATCTAGTTACAAAAGGTACTAAGCGTGTAGCGGTGACGTGGTATTACGTCGATAATAAATAATTATAAATCTAACACACAAGATGACTCGTGTGGTACATTTATGATACTTACCTTTTCGCAGAATCCATTGCGGCTAGCGCAATGACACCCACGATAAAGAAGAACACGAGGAAATTACACTCGGTATCTTCATCAGCGACCGGCTCTTCGGGCTCCGGTTTTATTGGAACTCTTTCTATGATGCGAGGTTTATCGACCACGATTTCCTTCTTTCTGGGAATCGGTACCTCGATAGGGTCGTCGAAATCAATCGGGCTGTAGCCTATCATTTATATAGGTTTACAAATTAATTTCAACCTTCTTCTTTCGCCCTCCTTTCCTGGCCTTTGCTGCAGGTAATTTAACTTCCTTAACATCATCGTCCATGTCGTCTGCAGCTTTTTCGGAAACAATATCCGAAATGTCGTCGTCATCTTCGTCCACCTCGGGTACATATTCTCGTTGGGCGGAAACCATGGGCGTCGTGTTCATGGGAGGGCCCGGGGGCATCATGATATTACCCATCAAGCTCGAAATATCGAGCCCCGGACCGCGCATCTCATGGCGCTCACCCGGAGGAGTGGCGGATGTTTGACCAGGGTTAACCATCGTATTCTGAACCGCGCTCATCATGTTTTGCATGAGGTCGGGGTTCTGCTTCATCACATCGTTCACGTTGGGCATCACCTGTTTGAACATAGAATTGGTAAGATGGAACATCATGGCAGAACCACCCAACATCATAATTAACTTAATCTCTGGGGCAACGTTCATCTTCGTTCGATATTTAACATACAATTCCTCGAACACTTCATCGTAATCATCCTGGTTCTCCATGAGATTCTCAGACCAACCGTCTAATTGAATTTCAAATGGATTGTACTTTTTATTCAAGAACTCGATACCAGTCACACACGCTATGAGCATACGCCTCGAAAACTTAATAGACTTGTCTACATCTATACTATACGTGATACGCTTAACCTCCGTGCGTAAATCATCCACAGCCGAGTACGCGTTGAGTGATTTATTGATATTAAATCCACGCTTCTCAAGTCGCCCGAGTTTATTCAAAAGATCAGACTTTTCTTCATCAATCGTCTTGTATCCAGGTGACGGTTGCTCTTCGTGCTGTTCAGGGCCATAATCGAACGCCGCGGGAGCAGCGTTATATGCGTTACCGTTATCATATTCACCGTGATCAATAGGCTCATCCATTTGCGGAGGTGGGGGAGCCGCCTGTTTAGAAGGGTTCGCAAAAGCGTCTACGTCGTCTTGAAACATTTCGGCAGGCGGGGCATCCGAACGATGCATTCGCTGAATAGTGGGGGCACCGCCCGTGTGAGCATGGGGTCTACCAAAATCGAGTTGAATTTCATCCATCATGGCTTGTTCCCTCTCATCGAGTTTCATGACCGAATCATTTCCCCTGTCGAGGACAATTTCACCGTCCATTACTCTCTATAATGAAACTAATCTATTCTCTTTAACGCACTTTATAAAAAAATATCAGCACATAGTAAAATGAAGCTCGACTCTACCAATCGCGCGACACTCAAGGCCATCGCTATCACCATCGGATTACTTTTCGTAATTGCGCTTCTTTTCAGTGATCGTAAGTCTAGGTACCAGCCTAAGAATATTGATATCGAGGCCGTCTCCCAGGCGTCCCTGATGTCTCTCAAGAGCAGTGTCGACTGCCTCTCCGACAGTGTGTACTCCACGAGTACCGGTGGAGTCTGTGGTGACCAGCAGCTCGTTCGCGATCACGCCAATTACAAGATCGTTGGATAAATATTTTTTTAAATCATCATCGTTTTCTAGTTAAATCGTTACAACGTATTTAAGTAGAAAAATTCTAAGTGTATTATAAATGGCGCTCCTCATAGCCCAATCTCAGCCCGATATTCCCGATTATAATCACGAGATTCACACGGTGATCATCGATAATATTTTCACTGAACCGAATCATACGAATAACACTGATACCGATTTTGTCATGCATTTACCCACCCCGTTAGAAAATGTCGTTCAGGCTCGATTGGTAGCTGCCACTTTTCGAACATCAAGCAGTGGGAGTGCCAGGGCTCAACGAGCTTTACACATAGGTATAGAAGAGCTTCGTACACACTTTTCACAAAGGGGGCAGGCGGAAATAAACTATCCGGGTGATTCCGCTACGGATCTCATCGTAGACTCCGCCAATCATTTGAATGGTATTTTCGGAACAGTCATCGGTCCATGTGTTGCTCAGGAACCAGTTGGAGATGCGACCCCAGTTAACACGGTCATAACGTTCAAAGACGAGTATCCGATCGTACAGTGTTTTCATAACCCTATTCGCAGGCTTGACCGTTTAACATTTAACATCGATAAAGAAACCGGTGCTACGGCGGAGATAAGTAACTCTGTAATGATTTTCCGGTTCACGTGTCGCAAAAAGAACCTCGCATAGATTTCAGGACGTTATATACTCGTAATTTAAAAATACTTTTACTATAGTAAGTATGTCTTCTGGAATCGTACAGTTAGTCGCAATTGGTGCACAAGACGAGCATATAATTGGGGAGCCCGAAATATCATTTTTCACTTCCACATTCAAAAGGCATTCTAACTTTTCACAGTCCGTCGAAAAGCAGACGATACAAGGAGCTGTGAAAGGTAATTCCATGTCATCTATCAAATTCGAAAGAAACGGTGATCTCCTAGGATATACCTATTTCGCGATAGATAATAACACACAGGCGGTAGATCTCCAGGATTGGGGAGATGTGATAAATAAGGTGGAACTTTTAGTGGCCGGACAGGTTATTGACGTTCAAGATTACGATTTTAGTGAGAATATAGCTGTAGATATGTTCGCACAAAATGTGAGTAAAAGTTCTAACGGTGTGCACCCCGGTGCATCTGCTCGCTCATATTTTTACCCTTTGCGTTTCTTTTATTGTGAAGGACCTCAATCCGCCATTCCTCTCGTGGCGTTGCAGTACAGTACCGTGGAATTACGCATTTATTGGGGTCCCGAAGCTGGTAATTATAATGTGGATGCTTACGCTAATTATTACTACTTAGATAACGAAGAACGTGGAATAATGGCTTCCCGTGAACATAACATTCTCATAACACAAGTACAAAAAAGTATCCCATCCGGTGAACTTGTTCAAGAGTTGACGTTTAATCACCCGGTTAAATATTTTGCTTGCGCTAATACTAACATGGAAAGTACACTGACTTCCATAGATAATAAATTAAAAATTAGCATCAACGGTACCGATATAAGCTCGTGGAAGTGGGCGAAGCCGCATTTCGTGGATGTTCAGCATTATTACCACACAAACTTCGTCACATCTCCGGATTGTTTCTTACATTCGTTTTGTTTAAACACAAGTTCCTTACAGCCTTCCGGTTCACTTAATTTTTCACGTGTCGAGTCGGTAAAGATTCATAGCGAGTCTAGGGAAATCATAGACCCTATTTATGCAGTAAATTATAATATTCTCAGAGTGAATAATGGCTGCGCGGGTCTCATGTATGCAAATTAAAATCAGTAGTAATATTAAATGCCGAAGAACTTGAGTACCGTCGGTGCTGCCACAGAGCTTCGCTTCGGTAAGAATTGTAGAGAAGATCAGCACGATAACTCCGTCGTCATCAACGCGAGTAATGATAAAATTGATGCAACGAAGGCCGGTGGGTTTTACCTCACACCTTTAGAATTATCGACCAATTTCGCGGAGGATGGTACGGATGCGACTACTAATACGTTCGTAGCGTATAATCAAAGTACGAAACAATTATTCAGAACACAAGTTCCCATGACTATCACGGGTATTTCAAATGCGGGTAGTGGTGCACAAGGTGATTTAAACGTAAACGGTAATCTATACGTGACAGGTAATGTTACATCCATAGGAACTGTCGCTAATATTCATGTTACTAACTCTCAATTTAAGGATGGTCTCATTGAGATTGGTACGAATAACACGGATCTCACAACATTCGATTTAGGACATATATACAATAGACCCGTGGGAAGCTCAAACGTCGCCGTGTGCTATGATGCTTCCGCTGCGGAACTCATCATCGCGTACACGGATAGTAGTCCTATGGATAATACAAACCAAGTGGGTGTCCCGCTTTCTGAGAAGGAGACGATGAACGTCCACGTATACGGTAAACTTTTCACAAATTCTAACGTAGGAGTGGCCAACACTGCCCCGATACACACTCTTTCCGTGAAGGATAAGTGTTTCATCGAGGCGGGTGGAAATCATCCCAATGTTTTAGATGTTCGTGGTAATACGACGATTGAAGGTGCCATCATCACGAACACGGGTGGTGTCACTAAAAAGACATACAGTGATAAAAATACGATCGCGAGTGGTACGACT